AAAATAGATTCTGCCGCCTCGCCATCTCTTCCTGCACGCCCAATCATCTGATAATATTCTTCAACCGATTTAGGAGACCCCACAATAATCACACATCGAACCGTTTGGTCAATCCCCATACCAAAAGCAACTGTGCTAACAATAATATTAATTTTACCGGAATTAAACTTTGTTTGAATATTATTTCTTACATTTTTCATCATTCCTGCATGATAAGCCTCAGATAGATTTTTATATTTTGAATTTATTTGGCGGGACAAATCAACTGTTTCCTTCTGACTATTCATATAGACAATCATTTTATGTCCCTCATACTTTTCAATATATTCCTCCAACATTTCGAAACCAAACTTTTTAACCGTTTTACATTTCATATAAATATTTGGACGGTCAAAACTAGCAATAACAATATGTGGGTCAGTTAGATTTAGTTGTTTGACAATATCCTTTATGACTTCATCAGTTGCTGTTGCAGTGAGAGCCATAATAGGAATGGTTGGATAATTTTTCCGGAAACGATACAATTTAGTATATGTATCTCTGAAATCGTGTCCCCATACACTAATACAATGGCTCTCATCAACTGCAAAAAATCCCAATCTATCCTCCTTAATAAGAAGGTCCGCCAACTCGAACCCATCACCCATAATCATATATTCAGGGCTCATATATACAATATTAATTTCCCCATCTATAATTTTAAATATTTCTTTTTGTTTATTCATATTATTGCCGTGAAGACACGCAACTGGGATATCCATTTCAACTAATTTTTCTTTTTGGTCTTCCATGAGTGAAATTAATGGCGAAATAATAAAAATAACTTTATTTGTTACAAGTGGAGGGATTAAATAACACAATGATTTACCATAACCTGTAGGAAGTAATCCAACTACATCCTTATTAGCTAAAAAACTGGTCAATAATTCTTCTTGTTTTTCTTTTAACATATCAATCCCCCAATATTTTTTTAGGATGCTATTAACATTTTCCATTTAATATTATATAAAATACATTTCTATATAATATTAAATCAATTTTTATAAATATTAATAGGAATTCTTGAGATTCTTGTTTTAAGAATCTTAAGCCACTATCAATTTTTATCTGGGAATTTTTATTTCCTATCAACTTTTATTGTATAACACAGCATCCTTTTTGAGGTACTATTACTTGTTCTTCTTTTTTCCCCATAATATTACAAGGTAAATTATCAATTATTAAATTTAATAAATCATCAAAATTTTTGTTCGTTTTAACACTCATAATATGTAAAGGTATTTTCTGCATATCTGCGTAGTTTCTTATCATATCCATATTTGCTCTTTCAACCAAATCAGATTTATTTCCCAATAAAATAATAGGTGAATGTGGATTTGCGTGTATATTAGCAAATTCCCGCCAATATATTATATCATTATATGATTGAGTGTCATTGATATCGAACATAATAATAATTATATCGGTTTTCTTAAAATAACAACTAACTAGAGACCTAAATTTCTCTTGTCCGGCTGTGTCCCAAAATTGGAATCTATACTTTTTATTTTTTTTATGATAAATTGTATGAAAGTCAACACCAATCGTTGAGTGATAATTATAATTAAATTCTTTTTTCTTTAATACATTGCAAAATGTAGTTTTACCAACACTAATACTACCAAGGAGGATAATTTTAACCGTTTCGTCATAAGTTATATCCATCTATAATAGTTGATAAAATAAATTATTCCCTATTTCAGATAATAAGTGGAACCGGGAATAGTTGTAATGCATATACATTAGTTGAAATGTATATACTTACGCATATATATTAGTTATCCTCGCCACCAGATGCATCCGATTCAGACGATACACTTGATAGACTATCAAGGTCAGTTTCCTCGGAACTGGGGTCTTCATTAATATTTACATCTTCAGAATCAACATCAAGCTTGGGCTTTGGTGTTCCCTTAGCTGGCGCGGTGGTCTTCTTTGCAGCTCCCTTTGCAGGCGCCTTGGCAGGTGCCTTTGCAGGTGTTTGTTCTTCATCATCAGCAGGTTTTGCAGTAGCTTTACCTCCCTTCTTAGCTGGCGCCTTTGCAGGTGCCTTTGCTGGAGCCGAAGCAGGTGCCTCTTCCTCATCATCCGCAGGAGCTGCAGCCTGTGTCGCAGACTTGCCTCCCTTCTTAGCAGGCGCCTTCTTTGCAGGCGCGGGTGTAGTGGGTGCAGATGTATCATCGTCAGCTGGTGCAGTTGCACCCTTCTTGGCGGTTGCCTTACCTGTTGCTTTGGTAGGTGCCTTTTCAGGTGCCTTATCCTCGCCATCTACAACAGTAGAGGCAGGGTCCTTATTAAGATGGGTCCAGAGCTGGCTAACAAGTTCATCCCGACGCTTGCAGAGCTGGTCGAGCTTATCAGTCGCTTCTGTGATATCCTTAACTACAGTAAGCCATTCTTGTTTAATAGTATCAACAGAGGGGGCAGATGTAGCGGTATTTGTATTCTTGGTCGCTTTGGGCATATTGATATATATAACGGTTTGTCTCTAAAATATATTTATATCAATTTTTTTTATTTATAATATTTCTCTGAATAATTATAATGAAAACAACAAACATATTTTATATTTGTTATTTATATTATAATATTTCTCTGAATAATTATAATGAAAACCCTAAAACTAGTCAAAAAAATGCCAGATGATTTACAAAAAAATTTAGCCAATTTATATCGCACATATAAGGATAAATTTTATATTCAACATGGTGAACATAAAATTCAAATAACAATGAAGAAAAACACTCACGAATTCTCAAAAATAGTTTATTATAGTTTATGTTATGATATTCCAAATAGAGATTATGATTTATATCCATTTCTTATTAATTTTATAGATGTAATTGATAAAAAATTAAATGATAATTGTTATATTACTCACATTCATAAAACTGATACTATGAGCGGTTCAGATATGATTAAATTGGTATTGGATATATGTAAATTTCTTAATGTGAAAACTGCTTATATTTACGATGGAACAACTGTTAATTGCGGTAAATTAGAATATGATTTATCATTTATTAAATTATTAGAAAAAAATGCAACTTTTTATATGAAATTTGGTTTTGATTTTATGGCTTCAAATAGTGATTTCTTTTCGAGATATTTTATAAATAAAGAAAGTAAAAAGAAATATATAATGGATATTATAAAAAAATGTAAAATATTAAAAAATAAAGACATTTGTGAATTTTATAAGAAATTATTAAAACATTGTAATGATATGATATTATCTCAAGATTATGATAATTTTAAACAACATAATAAAAGAGTAAGTGAAGAAATAACGTGGCTTGGAAAGAGTAATATTATATCACTTATAACTGAGGCAAATGATATGTTGGGATTATTATATAATTGTAAAGAAGAATATTTATATCAAACAATGATACGAATATTCAATGATAAAGATAATTGCTCTAAATACGATATTTTAATGCAGTATATAACTGATAATAGTTGTTATATGGTTGAGTTTAAAAATAAAAAAATAGTTTTTGATATATATGACCCATTTAAATTATTGAAAGAATTAAGATACTCATATTTTTATATTAATTTATAATTCTTTTTATAGTTTATAGTAATGGATATAAAAGTAATTTCAGGACACGGCTCTCACACTGGTGATTTACGCATACTACCTCCAAATTCCTATTTAATATACATAACACCAATCAGTGAAGCAACAACTAGTGCACAAGATGATATGCTAATATGTGTTTTTAAAAATTGGATAACATTGTATAAAGACATATGCGCCGATTGCGATTATTCATTAATACAAGATGAACTATTAAAATGTGAACAATCGGAAGTTCCAGATGATGTATATAAATATAAAAAAATTTTACAAAAAAGTATTTATTATTATTTATTTAGGGACCAAAGAATTAAGCTTATAAAAACATTACAACGCTGTTATGATATAAAATTAAAAAAATTTACATTCTATAATTCTAAGGATGATAAAGATATCGAACAATTTAATTTAAAAACGCTTAAGGAACAATATAATGAATATGAAAATTTAAAAGATATATTAGTAGAAAATAATAGAAAAAATTGCTATTTAATATTTTTGTTTGATTTTATAACATATTTTATAAAAAAATTTAATAAAATATTTCCAGATAAACATCAGATAAGTTGTTTAATACCTGAAAAAAATAAAATATCCAATGTTATTGAAACTATAATAAATTTTTGGGAAAACTATGGATTTGATGATATAATTTGTCCAGGGGAAGAATATATTGATTTAGCTGTAAGTTTTTTAAATACGTATCCATCTAAAATAACTGACCCGGAGGTACATTTTTTTTATGGAGGTGTTGTTAATTTTAATACATATATTAGTAAAAATCCACCTTATTTAATACTTGATAAAAATTTAATAAATAAAAAAAATAAAGATGTAACTAAAGACATAGATGAGTTAACAACTCGTAAAATAGTTAAATTTTACGGTGCAGATGAAATAGTTCATGTGAATAAATTACAATTTAGTGTAGATAAATACGAATCATCTTCATATTTTAAAAATAATCTATTTGCAATTATAAAAGAAACTTTAAAATATGATACGACAGACTTATTTAGTAAATTAATGATAAATATAAATAATCCTGTAAATCGTGAAAATAACGTAATTTCATATTTAGATTATAAAATAAACGATATTATAAATGATAATACAATTTATATTGTATCTGCTTGCAGAAAATGTTATGGTCCATATAGTTGGAAATATAAACCTTTGCCAGATGATAAAAAACAACAAATATTAACATATTTTTTAAATTATCAATATTAAAAACATTTTCATAGATTATAAATAAATTATTTTTATAATTTATTTATAATGAATTCAATTTATTTTCATAGATTATAAATAAATTATTTTTATAATTTATTTATAATGAGTAATAATCCTAAAAAGAACAATTTATGGAATGTAATGAAAAATATTTCATCAACTTATTACAAATTGGATAGTTTTGAAAGAATTCATGATAATAAGTTTATAGAAAACTCCAATGAATTATCAACTATTGGTAAAGAAATATTTGATAATTTTAGTGATGTTAAAATAAATTTTTTCCTTGATATTTGTGCTGCACCTGGTATGTATAGCAAAGAATTACTTGAAAGAACAAATGCGAGCGGTGTTGGTATTAGTTTACCTCCAGAAAAAGGTGGTGTTAAATTTGAAATCGAAAATAAAAAGTATAAAATGTTTTATAAGGATATTTTAGAAAAAGACCACAAAATAGAAACACCTAAACCATTTGACTTTGGGATGGCATCTTGTGTTTCTTATATGGATACACGAAATGCCCATAATCTTAATATGGAATTAATTCTCACTAGTATGAAATTAATACTTGATAGCCTTGAAGAAGGCGGAAATATGATGATAAATATGACTATGAAAAATATATATAGTTGTTATAATATAATTCACCACGTTTTGATGGACTTTGACAGTATTAAATTATGGAAATCACACATAGTATGGGGAACAAAAAATACTTTTTATTTATTTTGTTATGGATACAAGAATAGTGGGCTAAAAGATAAACTAAAAAATATGATAAATGAAATTAAAAATGAACGGTCAAATTTTAATAATATGTTCTTAGGAGATAATAAGAGTTATAATACTATTACAAAAATGATGAATGATATATATATTGTGAGAATAAATTGTTGGTTGAAATTATTAGGAAAATAATTTAAATAAAAATTAATATTAATATTAATGAATTATAATATTAGTCTATCGGATCTTACCAAGTTAAATAATGAATTTAATGACAGATTTAAAAACATTGTTATTAATGAACAAAATATTAATTTTTTCTCACAACCAGGTGTTGAACATTATCGACTATTATCTTATATTTCTACTCTTTTTAACAATGTAAATATACTCGATATCGGAACACATCTTGGTCATTCTGCTTTAGCATTATCTTATAATAATACTAATACTATTTATTCATTTGATATCATGGATAAAGTTAGACCAAATATAAAAAATATTAGTAATATTAAATTTATGAGTGATAATTTATTTGATGAAGATATTTTTAATAAGTGGAAAGATATTATTATGAATTGCCCTTTTATTTTTCTTGATGTTGATCCTCATAATGGTTTTATGGAAATTGATTTCATAAATATGCTACAAAAAAATGATTATAAAGGGTTTATCATATGTGATGATATATGGTATTTTAAAGATATGCGTGATAATTTTTGGTTTAAAATTGATAATAAGTATCGTTATGATATTACACATTTGGGACACTGGTCTGGGACAGGTATTATATCTTTTAATAATATAAATATATTTAATAAAGAAAATAATGATAACTGGACTCTAGTTACAGCGTATTTTAATCTTACTAAATGTTCAGATGCAAGTGATGAAATAAAAGCACGAAGTAAAGAATATTATTTTAGCGATTCTATCGCAACATTAAGTCAACCCTATAATATGGTTATTTATTGTGATATGGAAAGTATAGAAATGATTAAAAATATCCGTCCTAAATATTTGGAAAATAAAACAAAATATATTATTAAAGATTTTGATAAAATTATGATTGAAAATAAAAATTTTTCAGAATATAGAACACAGATAATTAAAAACAGAATAGAAAAACCATATAATTTCGATAATAGAAATACTGCCAGTTATTACTTATTTTGTATGTTGCGTTATGTTATTATGAAAGAAGTTATTGAAAATAATTACTTTAATTCGACACATTTTGCTTGGATTAATTTTTGTATAGAGAGAATGGGTTTTAAGAATCTTATTCACCTCCCAGAAGCATTATCAGTAAATAGAGATAGATTTTCAACTTGTTATATTGATTATATCGCACCCGAATTAGTATTTAATACGAAAGAATATTTTAAATGGGGGCGTTGCGGTATGTGTAGTGGATTTTTTACTGGAAATAAAGAATATATGTGGTTGTCGTAATTGAAAAGTGCGGTCCGCACTTTTCATTTATCGCAACCAGTTATGTTCGCTAATAGGCAAGTGCGCACTTGCCTATTACGACGCGCACATATGTATAAAGTATGTAATTTAATAAAAGAAAAATTTATTAAATATGTGGAAGAGGGGTATGGTCACGCAGATGAACAATTATATAGTCCTGTCTATTTTGAAAATCCTGATTTATTTGAACACTATTATGGTGATTATATGCAAATGATAACAAATTATAAATATATTTATGATGTTCCCGATGCACCAGTCCGTAATATAATAAGAAATTCATTTAATAGTGGTAATTATAAAGAATGTTATAGAGCGTGCGAATTTTTATTTAACTCTTGGGCATTAAATAAATGCGAATTAAATGATTTTAATACATTTGCTTATTATTATATGAATTGTAAAAAAAATATTACTTATAATAATGAACAGTAAATATAAATATTTAAAATATAAAAATAAATATTTAGCTCTCAAAAAACAATATGGTGGTATGATGGATGAGGATATAGCAAATGAAGATGGACAAAAAAAAATATTAATATTATGTCATAATCGGAAAATAAATGATATTGAAAAAGAACACCATTGTTTTATAGTTAGAGATAGTTCTGTTATTAAGCATTCATCTTTAATGGAACACATACCACCAAATAGTGAATTAATAACTATGGATATTGCAACATATAATACACTTGATAAAGTTGATGCACCAAATATAATTGCTGATTTATGGGATAAAGATTTTATTAAGAAATATAAAGAACAATTTGATGGGATTTTTATGGTAGATTGTCATACATGGAAAGAAAGCGACAGAGATGATATTGCAGTTCCACTAAAGGCTATTATTCATACACGCCCATTAATTAAAAAAGGCGGTTTTGGTATTTATAGTGCATTACCACATGTTATTGATACTGTATGTGAAAGAATTAATTTGAATAAAAAAGAACTCGACCTTGCTGGATGTGAAATTATAGACGAAAAAGCAAATACTGCGTGCTATCCCAAATATTTAAAAATAACATCACTCTAACATATAAATCAATTCTTTATGAACCCGATGGTTAATAGCTGGTTTATCTGAATTTGTTGAAATTTCCACAAATTTTAACAGATTTGCACCTTGTTTTATATATCCGCTATCAATTAATTGTTGTTTCATTTGATATCCTTGATGAATTGGCACCGTTGTATCTTCTATCGCCCAACAAAAACGGAGAGGTATTGGTTTTTCTAATCTAGCCTCAATAAAATCCATAATCCCATCCTTTTTATATCCAGGGCAGGCGAGATTTAATGCCTTAACATAATCATCATTTTCTGCTGATAATTTAGCAATATGAATACATTGTCCTCCACCTGCGGAACGTCCTAATAATGATATATCTTTTAATTTTAATGTGCGTAATATTTTATCTAAATGAATTGCAATTTCTGCATCTAACTGGTCTCTCTTATCCTTATTTGCTTCCTGAATTTTTTTAACATTTTCTAAATTAATAAGATACATATCACTAAATTTACTAAAACATTCCGGCATAGTGGTAAGATAACGATTCATTTCACCCATAGTCCAACAAATTGATTTATCACTATATCCAGGAACAACAACTAAAGATCTCCCTTCTTCGCGCATTTTTGTATGAACAATCTGATATTCGATATCTGAACCGAGTAATTTAAACGTTTTATTATCCGGGAGATTAACACGATATAATTTCCATATGACATGTTCTTTCGCGTCAGGCGATACATCTAAATTTTCAGTTTCATTACCTATCCCATCTTTTATACCACTATTAACGGCATTACAAAACGATATTTTTTCTTTTAACTTTGATTTGTCAACACTTTCCATTATAAATATTCGAGAAATAAATATAAAATATTATCATAAATAAAAATTGTTCGTGGGTTAGAAAATTTACAAATTTTCTATCAAACCCAATTAACATTTATTAAACAAATTCTTAGAATTTGTTTAATAAAAATTGATATATAAATATTATAAAACTATATGATTTATATTATTAATGTCTAATCGTCGCTACCAACTTAACATCCTTCTTGACCTGCCTGAAACTGCACCACAAAGTGTGAGGGATTATTATAATAACCTCCCGACATCCGTTCTTACGAAAGATGATAGTGGAGTTGATATTATGGTTCCAACCGATATATATCTTAATACGTGTAGGCTAAATTATGATTCCGGTTGCGACCATCCAGAAATGCTTAAATTACCTGGTGTCACAGTAGAAGGGGATAATCTCACTAAGATTGACCATCATATTAAATGTTGTATGTATGATACAACTACCAATACACTAGTTGGTTATTATACTTATGGGCGTTCATCAATTTACAAATATAATCTATCTGTTGCAAATAGTGTAGGGATTATTGATATGGGATATCGCGGTCATCTTATTGGTATGGTTTATAATATGAAAATTGACAATTATATGAAGATTGAGGCTGGAACAAGGTTGTTCCAAATTTGTGCTCCAGACCTATCCCCACTTTCTGTGAAAATCGTTGATAGTCTCCCAGAAAGCGCTCGCGGTGAAGGTGGTTTTGGATCCACTGGGAAATAAAATTTGATTGGGCGATAGAATTTCCCAATTAACCTTTATAAAAATTGATTTATACTGATAATAAAATATTAATTTATAATAATAATGTCCAAAATTAATCATATTAAACTATTTCTAGAACTAGCCAAATTAGACCAACATAATGTGTCCCGATATGTATGTGTTAGTGAATTTATTAATAATTACAGTGCATTGAAACTCGGCAATGGCGGTGGTTGGTGTCGCCTTGATAGTAAATTTGGAAAACAATATAAAGTTGTAACCATAAAAGGGAATGGTAAATTGAATTTTTCTTGGGATGAGGATGATAAAAATTGCATTGAGGAAGAAATTAAAGAAAAAATTAAAAATAAAGAATTAGAAATAAGTAAAGGGAATATGATAAAATATATTAAAATTTGTGGGATGAATGATATTAATACTAATAGACCCATTTCTAAAAAAATTAGAGACCATTATGCAAATAAAAACTGTGTTGTATGTGGTTCTTCTAATAATATGGTTATTGACCATAAAAATGACCTTT